CTACGCCGCAACGCAGCGTCTTCTCGACTTCGTGCAAGCTCGCTGCCTGAACCGGCAAAGAATCTGGTCGGCGGACTCCAGCATCGAATCGGAACCGGCACGGCAGTACCGGGTGAGCGGGCCATCGCTTTTGATGACTGCACCGGATGACACCAATCGCTCGAGCGTGCTACGGGTGTCCGCCTGTTTGCGGCTCAACCGTGTCTTGATCTCGGTGATAGACAGCGATCGCTTGGCGAGAATCGCAAGGACGTCAGATTCGACGTCTGCATCGGCACTGCATCCACGTTGACGCACCAGACGACAACGTTCGGCGATTTCTTCCGGCGTCGGATCACCAGGGGCAGGCAGGTCGAATGCGAGCTCCCGAATCCGATCGAAGTCACGCACACGGATGTGAGACGCCTTGGCGATCATCACGGGCTTGATTTGACCGCGACGAATGAAGTTCATCAAAGTGCCGGTGCCGACTCCGCACGACTCCGCAGCTTGTTCAAAGCGTTGGAGCCCCTTTAACCGTGCCGATGGTGTCGCGGTGGGCGTTTCACTTCGCACCACGTCGCGGTGGGCCTGGGCTGCCGTCAATCGTGTGATCGTCGGCAGGTCATCGCGGTGGATCGCCCGGTGCGGCCATCCTTCAACCGCATGGGCGGTGATCTGGCCGCGATCGAGGAGGCGATTGACTACGCGACGATGAACGCCGCATTGCTGGGCCGCCGTCGCGATGGAAACGAACGGGGCGGGCAACTTGTGAAGTTGCGTGGTTGTAACTTGGGACACTGGGATTTGCTCCCTGCACTCAGGTTCGGAGTGCGCACGATTCAGTCCAGCGACACGCTTCAAAAGCCGGGGTCTAACTCCCGACCGGATGGGGCTTTGCTATCCGCACAATTGCGGGTCAGTGCTCTGCGCACCGTCCACGCATCGCTGGACTGAATCATTTCCTGATCGTCAAGAGGTTAGACTTAGGCTTCGTCATCGCCGGGGTGAACAACCGGTCGATCAAGTCGTGATTGTTTTGAAGCAATCGCAACGGCCTGACAGAGACAACAATGTGCCTGATCGGTTCGAAAACGTCAAGCTCGATCCGCCGGGGTGGTCAGGGTCGAAGTCGACCGACTTGCCGGAGACGCCGAATGCTCTGCCGGCTTGGTCACGGGCATCGCCTTTTGAGCCCTCCGGTAAATTTACCGGAGGGCTGTCTGTGTGTTGGTTAACCCCCGACATCATCCGCTCCTTGGCCTGCTCTTCGTAAAGATCACGAGCACGACCGGCGATTCTATTTATGGTGATTCCCATAATTAGATGCCTTTGTGGTCGACGGGGATTCCCATAGACGTGGTGGGAGTTGTTAAACCCGATGGTCAGGCCGTCGTCTTTTCGCAAGTCGGTACTGGGCTTCGCTCGCCAGATGCAAACTAGAGTTTTCTAGTTTGGGTCGCCTCCGTGGGTGAACCGTGACGTCGAGCTAAAACCCTCGGCGGGTGAAGGGTTTTTTACCTTCACTTGACCGACGAAAAGCGTCGAGCAACTCATCGAACCCATCACGGGCAAGACGGCGGAGCAGATAGTCGGAACCACGCTCGCCGGAAAAGGTAGTGTCGCTACCTTTCTCGATAGACTCCTTTGATGGTCGCCCCTGCTTCATCGCAGGATTCGCCCTAGCCTCCTGCACCGCGATGCACTTCGACGGGACAACGTGTAGGCTTTGCTGTTGCCCTTTGCTTGTGGAACCTCGGTTACATTGTCACCGAGGTCTGACCGCCTGCCTGGCTTCTTCATCGCGTCACGAAACCCTAAAGCAGCTTTAGGGTTTTCACCTTCGGATCACCCGCGAAACCAACTCGGCATCGTGTAGTGATCTTCTTCGATATCACCGCCCAGGTCGTACTCGTCGATCGACTCATTCCATTCTCGGAACGCCGCATCCTCTCGTCGGCGTTTCACGGCTCTGCCGTCGATGTCGGCTTCACCGCGTTGTATCGCTGCGATCGCTTCTTCGATCTCGTCAGGCGTCGGCGTGTACGGCAGTCGCGTCTCGGTGGAGACGTAGAACGATTCGCTTGGAATCCCAATCAGGTCGCAAGCATCCTCGATGCTCCACTGGGCCACGCGAACCAGATAGTTCGCTTCAAGGATCATGTTGTAACGCGATGAGCAAAACGTTTCCGGTTGCGGTGCAGCGATGGATAGTCCGCTCAAACCGAACCCCCCACGTCCAGCCTCTCAATAGCTTCTTCCAACCGACTGAGCAGCCGGTTGCTTTCGTGGATCGCCTTTGTTGCTTCGACTGCCGCCTGTTTGTGTGCGGTGGCAAGGGCCATCCTTTGCGTATGCTCGTTCGCCTGCTTCTGTGCCGCCGCGTTCTGGGCCTTAGCGATCATCTGATACTCTTCGCGACTGCCTTTGCCAATCGTCGGCGGTAACTCAACTTTGATCTCTTGCGATTGGCGGAAATCCTTAGCAACATTCCCCGCCGCCGCGTTGAAAGTCCTTTGATCGAGCAAACCGGACTGCCGCATGGTCTCCAACCGCGTCAACTCGTCCGTGATTCGCTGAATCGGGCTCCGAACAGATTCGGCCACCCGCTTCGCTTCGTCGGCAAGGCTTTTGCGTTCGCCGAGAATCGAGTCCCGTCGCTGCTTGGTCAAGTCAAGCTGCTTGTTTACAAGCTCTACTCGGCGTTTTTCAGCCGCCTCGATTTCGCGCAGAACCTGACGCTCTTTTTGCTGATGGGCGAGGTTGAGCAACTGCGTTTTTGTTGCCCCCTGGGCAATCAGCTTTTCACGCTCACGGTCAGTCTCGGAAAGCTTTCGAAGTCGCTGTTCTTCTCGCAAAAGGTCGTTCGCCCGCTCCATTGTGTCGAGCGTGGACTGCGCAACTCTCGCTTTCGCTGTTTCTTGTTCCAGCAACCACCGATTGAGCTTGCCTCGTTCGATGTCATTCCCGCCACCGCGGCTCGTCGTGTAAGCGTTCTGGGCTCTTGCTGCTGCCGTCGCTGCGGTCGCTGCACCTTTAAGTGATGCCTCTGCTTTCGCGGTCGCCACTGCGAACTCCTCCGCCGTCGAAGTCGTCGCTTCCAAAGCGTAGTCGATGGCGATAACCGATCCCGCCGCAAGTGCGAGCCCGCCAAGTGCCTTGACCCAGCCGCCTGGGCCCAGCACGGAATTGAGGGCCAGTTGAGCCTTCGTCCAGTTTTTGACCGCTGCTGTGATCCGCTGCACGACGGTGACGAGCTTGCTGACGACGACAACGGAAGGGCCAACCGATCCGACGAACAGCATCATGTTCCGCTGTCCTCGGCTCAGCGAGTTAGCCCAGTCCCGTGTTCGTTCGATCGAGTTGGCCAGCGAGGTTGATGCCATCCGTACCGCTGGGTGAAACTTCGCCTGGAAGTCCATCGCGGTGACTTCGACGACGTTTTGCAACCTTGCGATTGCGCCACCAGTTGACTGTGCCAGCCTTTCGTTCATGCCGAAAAATCGCCCACCCGCGCTCGTCGCGTTATCCATCGCTGTTTCAACCATCGCTAACGAGATTTCGCCTCTCGCCATCGCGGACGTCAAGTCATCCATCGAACGCCCAGTGTCTTTGGCGATTTGCTGAAGTGGGTTGAATCCGGCGTTGACGAATTGACGGACCTCCTCACCCATAAGCTTGCCCTTGGCGGTCACCTGGGCATACGCAAGTGACAAGCTTTGCATGGCATCTGCGTTGCCAGCCGAGATCGCCGAAAGCTGTCCTACTCGCTTCGTTACGCCATCGGCGCGAACTCCATAGGCAAGCATCGCTTGGGCCGCACGCTGCAACTCCGGCAGGCCATAGATGGGTGAATCGGCGTCGAGACGTTTCAAGTCGTTTAGGATTCGTTTGGCCTTCTCGGCTGAACCGGTGAAGACTTCGAATTGAATCGCTGTCTGTTCGAGGCCCAGTGCAGTTGATCCCGCTCGCTTGAAAACCCCGAGAGCACTGCTCACGCCGCGATAGGCCAACGTCACAACGCCCGCCTTCACGGCAAGCTCTCGCAACGATTCGGACTGCCGCCGGTTCGCAAACTGGGCCTGTTTCGACGCCTGCGCGGCGGTCCGCATCTCGGCAGAAAGCATCTGACTCGCGCGATGATAATTCGCTGCCGATACCCGCCCCGCCTGGTACTCCGAGCTCAATTCGCGCATCTGCGTGGAAAGCTTATGCGCCGCTGGTGCTGCACGATCGAGAACCGCTTGCACCCGCTGTTGCAAAGCTTCTTGCCGACGTGCCGCCTCGGCTGCTCCCGAAGCTTCGTCCTTCGCTCGCTTCGTTTCTTCTTTGACTTTGGCGAGTGCCCGTGTGTATTCCTCTTGGGTAATCTTGCCATTGCGTAGCGCCGTGTGCAGGTCACGAAACTGACCTTTAGCCGTCTCGATAACCGGAGTCGTCGAAGCAATCAGACCTTTGATTCGGTTAAAAGACTGGTCAACCCGCTTAGAAGCTTCGGACTGCTCTCCATATCGCTTGTTGATTGCCGCCAAACCTCGCTCGTACTCTTCCGCAGTGATGGCCCCGGTGTGCCAAACATTTCCAAGCGACTCCTGGGCCTGTTTGGCTTTGTCGCTCGCTGTCGCGGTCGATCGCAAGATGCCATTGATGCGGCTCACGTCGCCACGCACGACACGGACGGCGTTGGACACGCCCTCGGTGGACGCATTGATGCGGAGAGTTAGGGCATTCAGGTTTGTCATCGTTTCATTCCGTTTTTTGTTTTTCTGTGCGGTTTCCGGCGTTTTTCGTTACGATTCCGCTCGTTTCAACAGGGTCAAAAGGGGGTCAGAACTACGTGAACACTTGCTCTCAAAAAAATCATTTTGCTGCACGCACGGACGGAAAGGGCCAACGATAGGTCGTGGCCATTCGACCCCCAGAAAAAAACGCCCCCCCCGGTACCCTGCTGCCCCTGGGTGGTCATGGTGGGGTGTGTGCGATAGGGACAGCGCCGTTCGACTGCGGTGACGACGCTGCCCCGATCAGGCCCAGCGACTACGGGTCGCCGTTCCGCGAAAGGTTGGTGTGGGTGACTCGCTAGAGACGGCGGATCGCCGCTTTGAGCTTTAGCAGTCGCAGCTTTCTGGCCGTGTCTGTGCTGCCACTGGACGACCGATTCGATGAAGAAGAAGCCGCCGTTCTAGCCCCGCGATTCGAAGGCCCCTTGGGGTCAATGATCTCGTCGCAGAAGCCATGCCGCTTAGCCTCGGTTGCACTAAAGACAGTTCCGTCGCTGGTGCCTTCAAGCCACTTTGTGATCTGAGCACGGCTCTTGCCAGTCTTGCGTTCGTAGATGTCGATGAGGTGTTCATCAATTGTGTCCAACCATTGGAGTGTGGAAAGGTGATCGTGACGGTTGCCCCAGGTGATCGTGCTTGCACGGTGAATGCCGAAGTCGCTGTTTTGAAACATCCGCATTCGGTCCCCGGCCAGCGCGATGTAAGACGCAGCGGAAAACGCAATGCCCTCGATCGTGGTGGTTACAGCCCTCGGATGTGCGGCCAGTGCGTTGAAGATCAGCAGCCCCGCGTAAACGTCGCCGCCAAACGAATTGATTCGGACGCTAACGTTCTTGTGCCGGTTGCGGTCCAGCATGTCCACAATCGTCTTTTCGGAAACGCCTTCGCCTGTGTACGGGTCTTCGCCGATCGTGTCGTAGACCTGGATTGAAAGATCGTCGGCGTTGTTTCGGATCTGGTATCGCTGCTGGTGTCCGTTCGGCTGCTTGCCGTCGCGGACGGTCTGTGGTACAGAGCGGAGGTTGAAAGGCCGGTAATGACTTCCCATTGGTTAAGCCTCCGCAAGCTGCAACGCGACGAGAGAACCAGCAGGGTCGGCAGGGTCGTTTGTGCCACGATCCCAGCAAACGAAGTCGTCAAACTTCTTGAATTTGAGCGCGACCTGATCTTCATCGAAGTCTGGAATCGGCGTGTACGACACGTCTCGGTACTCAGCATAAATGCTGCCCAGATTGAGGTGCCCGAAGACCGCAATCGGCGTTCCTGCCGCCGCCGTGGCATCCGGCATTCCCGCAATGAAATGAACCTTGTGTCCAAACAATAGTCCATCTGCGTCTTCTGGCGGGGCGGCAAGGAGGGCGTTCACTCCGGCCAGCCGAAGAACCGACTCGGCGTAAATAGATCGGCTCATAAACCATCGCGGTTTTTCAGGCGTCTTGAACTCGGGTAGCTTTCCCATCGTTTGCGAAAAGTCAGCAGAGTCGAGAGTCGCCACGCTTGTGTGGCCGGATGCCGCTTGCTTGATGCTTGACGTCCGCAAAGCGTTCAGGATGCCAAGAACGAATCCGTCCGCTTTGGTTTGGTCGCCTGCGAAAGCGATTCGGTCAAGTTCCTTAGCGAATGCTCCGCCAGCCGAAAACGCGCAGACTGCGATGAAGTCAACCGCGTCTTCAATTAGCTCCTCTGAAACCTTGAAACAAACGGTTCGCCGGTTCGTGTCTGCAAGCGCTGAGCCAACTCTCAACTCCGCTGCGCCAGGGTTTTCCAGGTCTAAGATTGCAGACTCGCCTCTAGCGGTATGCACGACCAATGGAGTTCGGTCGTTCAAGGTTGGGACGAATGCTTCACAGGCGCTGATGGGCTGCGTATGGCTGAACCTCTGCACAACACTGACTTTTGACGTTTGGTGAATCACTGCGGTGGTGATTGCTTGGTCGAGGTAATACTCAAAGCTCCCCGATTCGGCTTTGGGGCCCCGCTTTTCATTCATCACGGCATGAAAAGCACGCTGCTTTCCAGCGTCCTTGACGATTCGCGAAATCTTCGGGCCGTAGGTGTCTCGGAATTGGTTTAGTTGCTCTCGTGTGACCGACATTTTTTCTATCCGTGAAAGGTGTGTTGCTGACTGCGTTTTTGGTTAGCTGTGGTGCGGATTAGGACTTCTTTCGTCCACGTCGCTTAGCGACTTTTTCTTTCAGTTCAGCCACAACCGACTTTGGCTTTTCCTCGTCGATGTATTCGGCGTATCGCTTTCGCTGAACCAGCAGGTCAGCCAGGCCAGTGGCAACCGTCATTTCATGCCCGCGATGAAATCCAACGCAGTCCGCCAACAATCGAATTCGTCTTTCTCTGCTCATGATTAAATCCTGCGAACGCCGCCGTCCGCTGTCTCCTCTGAGGTTTCGGGCACGCTTCGCAGTTCGCTCAACCGGGCGACTGCCATGATGAAAGTGCCAACCGATCCGTTGCCAGCAGTCGCAATGACTTTCAGGAAACGCAGTCGGTTATCCAAGTTGATTTGGAATACACACGTTTGGTTGTCATCGGTTGCACTTGGTAGTTCCAGCGTCTCACCGTCGATGTCGGTTCCGCCGTCGAAGTCGGCACCAGGAATGTCGGTATAGGTTCCATCGACGGTGTCGCATTCTTGGACTTTCAAGGCGGTCATCGCGATGTCAGTTGCGCCAAGCTGAACTGAGATTTCGCAATACCGGGCACCAATGGTGTCGACCGGTACCGCGGTGGCGGTTGCGTTGTCGAGTGCGGGGCCTGGTGCGATTGCGACGGCGTAAGTTGCTCGTTGTGCGTGATGCATTTCTGTCTCTGTCCGTGATTGAGGAAGTAACTTCGATGTGGCCATTCTGCACCATGTCCACCTAAAAAAAGTCAGTGCGTTTAGTAGACGTACTACAAATCTGCTAAACCCGATTTCGCATCGCTTTCACCACTTGGCCTAGCAACAACTCGGCGCGTTCCAGCCGGTCAAAGAGAGCTTGGTTTTCACTGCTCAACCGTGTAACCGCTGCCGTCAATTCGTCGATCTCGTTGATACGGTGTCCGTGTGCGTCGACTAAAAACGAATCCTTCGCTGTGAAGCTACATGCAATCGCTTTGCATTTGAGATATTGCGTTTTATGGCTGCCGGTGGTCCGGGTGTTGTCCACCCGCAGGATGTCACCGCAGTCAGGGCAGGTGTCACCGCTTCGCATCTCGGTCGCCTCCTTGCGATCGCAGGGCGGTCTCCTGGGCCTCGATGAGTCGATCCATAATCGAACCGGCTCGGCTGTGGATACGTGTCATGCGGTTGGAGGCCATCTCGACGCTCGGCAATATTTCGTCGATCATTCGATTGACCCATACGCAAAGCTGCTCGCCGCTCAGGCGTTCGAAGTCAGGGGCACCGAGAACCAGAGCCATGAAGTCAAGTTGCTGGTCGATTTCTTCAAAGCTCGGTGTCTCGCGTTTGTCATTCGGGGCGTTCATCTGGCTGCTCGCTTTCGTTTGGGTGCTCGTTTCGGTCTCGGCATCGTCGCCAAGATTGCCTTGTGCAGTTCGTCGTGTTCGGATTCGTCGGCGGAGAGGAACGATCTCAGTCCCTCATCGAGTGCGGTCAGTTCGATTTGGTACAAGTACCATTCGCCGGCGTCGGTCTTCCGCAGGACGAACACGGTTTTGTTCGTGGGGTCATGTCCGGCAAGGATTTTTTGGTGGTTGCTGTACTCGACCAGCGCCATCCGGCTGACCGGTTTCGGTGCGGTGGGTTGCTTTGCCATAGCTACCACGCCCCATCGCCGAACTCGGGGTGATATTTGGGGTCGTCCTCGATCGGTTCAGGGCTGAACGTGCAGGTCGCCCCGTCGAACTTCAAGAAGGTTTCGCCCCGCTCTGCGCCACGCATTTTCGAGACGTGAAAGTGAACGCGGGTCTTCGATTCCTGATGAAGCAAAATCACACAGTCGGCGTCTTGCTCGATACTGCCGCTACCCCTCAGGTCCGAGTTGCGAGGGCGTCTCATTTCCTTGCCCTTTTCCGTCTCACGGTTGAGTTGGCTCAGCAACAGAATCGGGATGCCCAGTTCACGCGAAAGCTGCTTGAACGCTCGTGTCGCCTCAGAAACCCGCTCATACTCGCTCTGTTTGCTGTTTGCGGGTTCGATGATTTGTAGGTAATCGCAGGCCAGCAACTTGATGTTGTGGGTCGCCTTCATGACGCGAGCCTCGGCACAAATTGCGTTGAGCGTAGCGCGTCGCCCGATCGGCTCGCTGATCGTCATCGGCATGGATTGTGAAGCGCACTCAGCCTCGACGAGTCGCCCGCCGTGTTGTTCAAGGTCAACCGTATGACCGCTCAGGAACTTCGAGTTGATGCCGGTTTGTCTCGCCAGATACCGCGATGCGATTTCCGCCCGTGGCATTTCCAACGAAACGAAGTGGGCCCCGTGGCTATGCGATGCGATGAACTCGGCAATCTGTTGAAGCATCGCCGATTTGCCAACGCCAGGGCGGGCAGCCATGACATACACACGACCGGGTTGCAGTCCACGATAAACCGCGTCGAACCACTCGATGCCAGTTGGGACGCAAGGTGATCCGCCGTCGCGTTGCGTTTGCTCAATCGCGCCGATCAGGTCCGCACAACATTGGCTCAATTGCGAGATGTGAACCGTCTCGGTCGCCCGTGATTCGATTGCGCCGAGTTCACTTCGAAGCCAGTCGGCAAGCTCACCAGGATCGCCATCGTACGCCCTCGCCTGAAACTGGCTGGCGAGTTGGCAGATTTGACGGCGTACCGCGTTCCGTCGAACCGCAGCCGCGTACAGCTTCGCGTTGGGGGCCGCTTCGGCGTTCTGGTACTGCCGGAAGCCTTTCACGCCGCCGAGTCGATCGAGGAGCCCGCTATCGCGAATCCGGCTCATGACGAGCACCTCGTCGCGGATAGCCTCGCCTGCTTCGTTCATGTCGACCAGCATCGAGAACAACTCTCGGCGAACTTCGCAAACGATGTCGCTTTCGGTGACAGTCAGGCAAGTTTGGGTGATCGTCGCTGGTGCGAGCAACATCGAGTTGATGAGCCCAATTTCGGCAACGCTGGTTTCGATCTCAGACATTGGTCGCCTCCCGCTTTCGCGTCGGGGGCACCATCATGACTGGCGTGTCGTATCCAACGCGGTCACGGTCGTCAGGGGCGTGACCGCCAAACCCCTTCTGCCGTCTCACCCATCCACGGAACGCCGCTTGCCAGTTAACGATCTTCCGCCCGGTGCCTTTGCCCTGCCGCCAGCCGTTGGCCTCGTAGTGGTCCCAGAACTCATCGCAGCATCGAGTCGCGTCTTGGTACTTCTTGGCGTCGAGAGTCTTCGCGTACTCGGCCACGCGACCAACGCTTGCAGGCTTCCCCTCGTCGGGTGCATCGTCGTCGTTTTCGTTTGTGCGCGCGCCTGTATGTTCAGGGTAAGGGATAGGTATAGAAGGTTTTCCGCTTTGCATTCCGCAATGCGTTCCGGATTCGGAATGAATAACCTTTCCGGATTCGGAAAGCTTTCCGCTATTCGTTCCGTTATTCATTCCGCTATTCGTTCCGGATTCGGAATGAATAGGCTCAATCGGAGAGTCATCAAACTGACTAACTTCCGGCGGAATTGTGGTCCAGTATCGCCCCACCTTTCGACCGCTTTCGCGTTCGTAGTGAAGCCATCCAGACTCCACCGCAGCGTTCCTTGCGGCGTTCAATTGCTTGGGGCTTTTGAATCCCAAGACGTCCATCAGTTGGCTGTTCCAGAACCGAATCGCACCCTGATATCGGGCCGAGTCTTCGGTGTGGGCGATGTGGATAATGAGGGTCGCCGCATGGTGCCCGATGTCCTGGATGGCACAACTCTTGAACAGCACTCTCACTAATCGGTGCGCGAAAAACGCCCCTCGGTTCTTTGGGTATTCCATCACTCGGCCTGCGAAAGCTTCTCTTGGTAGAACGCCGCCACAGACTTGTTGTGCGGCCTTAGAACGTGATTGAATCGGGCGAGGCGGCGACGGTACCACTCGGCCTGCGTGCCCTCTACGACGACGACGCCGTTCTCGATGGCGATTCGGGAGCAAGCTGCCCCTGCGGCCAGCAACTCAAAGATGCAGGAAAGCCGGGCGTCTAAAACGCGACCGATCGCAGCTTCGGACCAACCTTCTCGCGTCAATTGGTGAATGATTCGATCGACCACGGCGCGATCGCCGACAAGACGCTGGGTCGCGGTTTCCTCGGCAAGGAACCGCTGAATCGCTTCGGATCGTCTTTCAGCCTCAGAAACAACGACGGTAGTTCTCGTTGGCGTTTGGCTTGTCGGCGGTGATGTTGTTGCTAAACTCATTTCGTACGCTGTCTTCGGTGTGCTGCTTTGCTCGTTGGTCGCCCGCTCCCCAGCTTCGGACCAACACTTGGATTCATGCCCCCGCCGTCTACTTGGCGGCGAGGGGCTTCTAATTCCTAGTAGTGCTTTCCAGACGTTGCCGGCAGCTTCCGCCGTTTAGTCTCTTGCACTTTTGGCGGCGACAAGAATTCCTCAATCGCCTGTTGAGTGATGACCCACCTTGCACGCTGCGATCCCAACGAAGTGTTGGTCGCATGGAGCTTGCCCGCGATGATGAGTGCTCGCACCTGATCGGGCGAACATTTCAAAACCTCAGCAGCTTCGGACGTGTTGAAGGTCTGAATCATTGGTTAAGCCGACACCTGACTGGCTTCGCGCTGACGCAGGTAGCTATCCAGGGTCTCGATACGGAAAACTAAACAGTTCCCCATTCGAATTCCCGGCAGGGGCGCGGACTTCGCAAGACGATCAAAAGTTGATCTTGGGATGCCGAGATATTTCGCGGCTTCGGGGGCTGATAGAGCAGCAGGTGGAATCGTAGTCGTGACCATTCAATTGCCTCACGTGTCGTGTTGTTGACGTGAGAATTGATATGGTCGAAGTTTAGCAATCGCTAGTTTGTCACGACCGTGGCCGGTTCGTGGCCGGTCGTGTTTAAGGTTTTTTATCGCTAGCAGCTTGATGAAAAAAATCGGCTTTTTTTACCGGCCATCGACGTGGCCGGTTCGCGGCCGGTTATTTTCGCTTGTTAATCCATCGAGTTATTGTCGTGTCACTGGGATAGCCGTCGTCTTCTGCAACAGCAGATCCGGCGAACGCGATCAATTGAGCCATGCTGTCGCCGCGAAGTCGCCTTCGGATTGCAGGGCGGTTTAATCCTTCGTCGTGCTTTAGCGATGCCGCGATCCTTGACAACTCGGACTCTGCATTGTTTCTGTCGATCAGAGCCCGAACGTCGTCAGAGGACGTTGCATCCGGTTGGCACCCGTCGTCTTCGCGGTATTCCTGCCACCAGGCCCAAAAGTCCTCGTCGCTCAATCTAGTGAAGTCCATGAGCGGCATTCCTAGCAAGCTCCCTAGCTCCTCATCGCTGACCTGATCGGTATCAGTGCCAGAATCGCGACACCTCGCAGAAAGTCGCTTGATTCGCGCCAGCGATTCCCTGTCGACCGAGTTGATCGACTTGGTGCAAATGTCTCTTGCATCTTTGTGGTCGCCGTCGCTGGCAGCCACGATCGCGCCCGACACTGCAATCGGAAAATTGATGTCGTCGTTAATCTCAAACAACAGTTCGCGGATTTCACTTGCAGTCTCATCTTCAAACGTCTTGGCCATCATCACAGCTTTCGCAATGCTGTGCTTGATTCGGTGCATCTGGTGGATAAACGCATCTGAAACTTGATCGTCAGAGGGCGAAGTCTTGTTAAGGTCAGTAAGTAAGGCGATTGCCTGAGCTTCAAACTCACCGAAACGATCTATGAAGTCGAACGTGTCTCTCAGCGTGCCCGCGAGGGTTTGGCGAATGCAACGCTCAACAGGGGACAGTTGACTCATAAGATCCTCTTTCTTTGATGGCCCCGCCCGCCGCGACTGGTGAAAGAGATACCAGCCGCAGCGAACGACGCCCAATCTGCGAACCGTCGCCCGCGATTGTTTGGTGTCGGTAGCCGTCGCCGCCGATCAGTTAATTTTAGCGATCAACACTTCCGTGGGAAGCTTCATCTTCACCGTCCAATACTTTCCTCGCATGAACCAATTCCGGACGTAGGTGCAAACATCCACGATCCGCTTGGGCGCGATACCGTGTCGGTAAACTTCAGCCATCGATGAATCGGAGTGCCCCATCACGAAGTTCACCGCGATCTGATCTTTGCAGTTGCCCGCGATCGTTTCGAAGGTGTGGCGAAGACTGTAGAACCCCCTGCCCCGCTGGTGCAGCCCGAGCGAATGGTTGAGCTTTCGGAACTCGGTTGAGAGCGGATCGGCTGAACCGGATTCCTTGTACCACGACTGCCGACGTTTGGTAATGAACACGTTGTCTTCGAGCGATGTCGGGGCGTTGCTGAACTTGTTGTCGATGGCGAACTGTAACGCCTCCACCGTTTCAGGCCATAACCACGATGCGCGTTCCACTGCCGTCTTTTCGCGGAGCCCTTCAAGCCAGTTCCGTTTGAAGTCGATCATCGGGATTTGCAGACGTCCACAGTCGGCGTTCCCGAAGCCGCAGTTAATGCCCAGCAAGATCATTGCCCGCATCTGGAAACTCGCCGCGCCGATCATTCGGTGAATCTCGCGGGCGTCGTAAAGCTTCGTTGGCTTCTTCGCTTTCTCAAGTCGTTGACGCTTCTTCGATACTCGCTTGAAGTTGGGGCCGCGGCGAATTGGCCGGTCAATCGCTCCCACCTCAAAAGCGAAGTTGAACACCGCATTGAGCCGGGCGATGTGGCTGTTGATCGACACGGCGTTCCATGTATTCGGAAACGATGCCCGGAACCGTTGAAAGTCAGGGGCGTCGAGCGTTGAAAGCAACCGATCCAGCCCAAAGTGGTCGCGGATGAGGTCACACGCCTTTTGGTAATCTTTGTAGGCCTTCTGGGTCAGGTCGCCGTGTTCAACCGCCTGCTCTTTCGAATCGAGAAACAAGTTCAGTAGGTAGCGGATGTCGGCTTGGGTGTTGTCACGCTCAGGGGCCCCGCTTCGGATCAGGTGTTCCTTGGCAAGCCATTCGTTCAGTGCCCCGATCGGGTCAGACCAACTACCGAAGTAGTGGAGTTTGCCGCGAACCTTCTTGCACCACTTCCCACTTGCATGTGCGGTGAGCGGGAAATCCGGATACGGTTTTTCTGGTTTAGGTGGCTTCCGCTCACTACAACCGTTTGCTACAACTCGCCTCTGCATCGCCCAGCTTCTCCAACAGCTCGGTGGTGAAGCCCTGTTGACGGTACCAGCGCCAAACGGGGCCTTTTTCGGTGTCTTGCATGTCAAAATAGGCTAACAGTTGTAGGCCGGTTGTAGCAAGCACACGAAAAAGCAC